CAAAAAGCCTCCAAATCTTTAAATGTGATGGAGAGAGGGTTTAAGGCAATTGCCGTAGCCGCCGCCGCATTTTATGTCGCCACACGCGCTTTTGGTCAGATTAAAGGGTTAGTAGAAGCAGAAGAAAAAATCATCAACCTAGAGAAGTCATTTACGGCTTTACTTGGTTCAGCAGAAGCCGGAGCAGATATGCTTCAACGCGTATTTGGAATTGTTGAAAGCACAGGGGTTGCATTTGATAGTGCCGCCACATCAGTTCAAAGGTTAACAATTGGCTTAACAGAGATTGGCGCAACTAATGAACAGATTGCCAAGATCGCCGAGAACTTTATTAAACTAGGTCGAGTGTCCGGAACTGCGATGGCAGATATTAATGGCGCTTTGATTCAGTTTACACAAGGCTTGGCTTCTGGAAGATTACAAGGTGACGAATTACGATCCATTTTTGAGCGATTACCACAGGTCATTCAATTAATTGCCAAAGAGATGGGCGTAGCCACAGGTGAAGTGCGTAAGTTAGGTTCAGAGGGTAAGATTACTGCTGACATCATGGCTAACGCGTTATTAAATGCCACCGATGATATTAACTCTGCCTTTGATACTTTAGAATTTACTGCCGAGCAAACATTTAATATTATGGCAGTCGAGTGGACAAAGACCGCCGCAATCATCTCACAATCATTAGGCTTTGGTGATTCATTTAAAGGCTTATATGAAACATTTGGTAGCTTTGCCCAATCGGTAGGAGATTTATTTATTAAGATGGGGATAGGGTTTGAGCTTGCTAAATTATCCGCATTAGAATTTGGACAAACATTAGCGACTGCCTTCTCTTTTCTATTTGACAACGATCAAACCAAGTTAGACTTTATCACCGAGGCAATAGAGTTACAGAAAGACAAGGTCTTTGAAGTTACTGCAGAATTACTCTCTTTTCAATCAGGTATGGAAGGGGTCATCACTGAACAAGCAGAAGCCATTGAGGTAGCGACTAAAGCATTAAGCAAATATGAAACCACAGTTTTAAATGCCGCAGATTCAACAATGCCATTAGAAGAGAAACTAGATATTTTAAACAGACTGTTTAAAGACGGCGAGATCTCATTAGAGCAATACAACAAAGAGGTTGAGAAAGCCTCTAAAGCATTTAAAGAATTTGTTGTAGACAATGATCCATTAGAAAAATATAACGAGACATTAAAAGAATTAGAGTTATTGTTGCAGAAAGGTATTATCACTATTGAAGAGTATGCTAACGCGGCAAGTGACGCAATGATCAAACTAACCAAGCAGACAACTGTTGGCATGGAAGATATGGAAAAGCAAATGCAAAGGTTGGCGGCAGATGGCGTTTCTGGTTTGGTTGATGTGATCTTGGAAGCTGACAAATCATTTAGTGACTTTGCCTCTAACTTCTTGCGCCAAATAGCCAAGATGATTATCCAACAACAATTATTAAACGCAATTAAAGGCACGGCAGTAGGTGACTTCTTTGGTTTTGCTAAAGGTGGCGCATTTGGATCAACGACCGGATTGCCTCAAGGTGTTTACAATAGCCCTACATTTTTCCCAATGCCAGAAAGTAGTGGTCTGACTGCGTTTGCGCAAGGTGGAACATTTGGCACGGGCGTATTAGGTGAGGCGGGTGCAGAAGCCATTGTCCCATTAAAGCGTGGTGGGAATGGTGAGCTAGGCGTTCAGTCATCACCGGTCAACATTACTGTTAATAATACAATGTCAGAAACGGCAGATGTCTATGCACAATCAACTGTGAAAGAGGACGGATCAAAACAAATTGAGATCATGGTAGAGAGAAAGGTCAAAGAATCAATGACCAACGGATCTCTGGATAAGTCATTCTCATCTAATTACGGACTTAAAAGGCGGGCAATGTAATGGATTTAGGAAATAGACCAAGTAATCTTGACGGGTGTTGGGGGCAATGGACAGAGAAGGCTTTTGATCCATTAATCAGATCGAATATGGGGTCAGGCGAACCCAAAGTGCGTAGAAGATTCACAGAAACTTTGAGGGCGGCAAGGGTGCAAGTCAATTTAACTAAAGCACAATATTATGACTTTGTCATTTGGTTTGATAACTGCTTACAAGGGGTCTTGCCAACAATGATGACAGAACCCACCGGCGTTGAAAGTATATGGCGATTTTCGCAAGTGCCGCAATATGATTGGATTGATCCAAACGCAGTGCAAATTTCAGTTAACATTGAGCAACTTCCGGCATGGCGTTAGCACCGGCAATATATCAAAGCTCAACCAACGAGGCTTTTCTTTGGTTGCTGACGATCACATCACCTGACCAGACTTTGCGCGTGGTTAATAATATGGTTGATGTTGAGTCAAGAGGCAATAATTTCACTGCTTATCCATTCAATATATCGCTACCCGTCGAGGACGGCTCTAAAGCGCTCTCTCTGACGCTTACGATAGATAATGTTGATCAGCTATTGGTTGAAGCAATTAGAGGCTTTCTTGAGCCACCACAGATGAAGTTAGAACTTGTTTTGTCGTCAGATTTCAATGCCGTTGAAAAAACGATAGATTTTCTGCGTTTAGGCAATGTTGAGTATGACGCAATGCAAATGCGTGGACAACTGCGACCTAATAATGTATTAGGAAACGCATTTCCGGCAAGTAACTACGATCCATCTCAATTTCCGGCTTTATTCTACTAATGGATATTATGAAGTATTTAACAATCCCATTTAAGGACAGGGGAAGGGATCATAGCGGCGTGGATTGTTTTGGATTAGTGCAGATGATTTACAAACAAGAATTTAAGATTGAGCTTCCCTCTTATATTGAGGCTTATGAAAATGAAAAAGACAGAGAAGCTATCTGCAATGAGATTAATAAAGAAAAAAAGTTAAGTGGTTGGGTTGAAACTGATAACCCAAAACATGGGAATCTGATAATATTAAACTTGCTAGGGCGACCATTGCATTTGGGGGTGATGTTAGATCACAACTCGTTTATTCATTGCATGAAAGGTAAAGGGACAATCATTGAGAAAACAACAGACATCATTTGGCGCAACAGGATCAATGGATATTTAAAATGGCAAATATAAGGTATCAAGCAGAAGCACTCAAGCCATTAGCGGAGATCAGCTATCCCGCCGGCACAAATATACATCAATTAATTAATGACTTAAATATTCCAGAAAACTTGCGCGATCACCTGATGGTATTTCGCAACGGGGGTTTAGTTAAAGATTATGATCTCATTATTGAGGAACATGAAAATTTAACCATTGCCGTCGTTCAAAGAGGTGGTGGTGGTGGTGGTAAAGATGGAATTATGGGGGTTGTTGCCTCTATTGCGATTGCTTATGCCGCCCCTTATGCCGCACCCGCAGTTGCCGGGGCAACAGGCATGTCAATTGCCGTAGCGACTGCTGCGATCAGCATTGTAGGATCGTTAGTCGTTTCCGCATTAATCCCACCGGCTTCATTAGGAGGTGATACCGGCACAAACACACAGAGTTTTGAAGAACCCCTAGCTTATAACCTCACAGGACAAACAAACACTGCCAATATGTATGGTGGCGTGCCGGCGATCTATGGACAAATAAGATTTTTCCCATACATTGGCGCACAGACAAAAGTCGTTCAAGTTGGCAAGAGAACTGTTTTATCTTCGCTCTATGACTTTGGTTTAGGTGATGTTTTAATTGACGGCGTGCAGATTGGCACACAACCCGCAGTCAACTTTGGCGCTACATTTATTGATCACGTTAATACCAAAACCCCTGACTTAAAATATGTTACCAACACAGTGGGATATGATCAGCTCGCATTCAATCTTTCATCTAATGAATTAACTATAGTGACTAGACCAAACGCAGATGGTGCGGCAGTCACAATGGTATTCCCAAGAGGGTTGACAGAGTTTAACGATCAAGGAAATCCAACCAATTATTCAGTCACGCTTATGGTTGAGTTCAGGAAAAAAGGAACAACACAGTGGCAAAGAGTCTCTGCCTCACAATTTAAAACTGAAGTGGTTAGTGTTCGAGATACTGTTGTAGATTTACAAGTTGCTAGTTATGATCAGAATTTTACTGTCAGTCCGGCAAAGAACATTCGGTATGGCAATGGCACTGATTCAGTCAGCCAAGTTCAGTCAGGGGTAGTAAAATGCAACCCCAATTGGTTTAAAGAGGGAACGCGAAAAAGTTTACCTGATCCTGTTTTAGATATTGATGACAAAATTGATAACAAAAAAGCACCAAAGTTTGTCGTGTATAACAACTACAACCCTTATTATTATGGTTCTGGATATTATGGTGCGGGGAATGGATATAGCGGAACATGGTGGTTTGGGGGCTATTACCCTCCACCCTTACAACCCTATCAGCGAGTAAGTTCAGGGCAAGGGTGTTATATACCAAATGCAACACCAACAACAGTCGTTATTAGCGGTGCAACGGCTCAACCCAATTCAGTGAGAGTTGAAGTTTTCTTTGCAGAAAGTGACACTTATGAGATCAGGGTTAGACGAAGCGGTGCAGAATCAACAAACACGCGCATATTAGATCAACTGCAAATCACAAGCATTGAAACTTTAAAAAATGAAACGCCGGTTGTCCTTGATCACCCGCACACCTTACTAGAAATGCAAGTGCAGTCATCTGAACGACTCACAGGAAATGTAGACAACCTGTCAGCGTTTGTTTCTAAAAGAATTAGAACCATTGATGAGAATGGCTTTATTGATGATTTGATTGAAACAGGAAACCCCGCCCTGATTGCGTTAGATATATTAACTAATGAGGCAAATAGAGAGCCTTTGCGTGATGATCAGATCGACTTTTCAAGTTTTGTTGAGTTAGCAAATTTCTGTTCTGAATTAATAGAATATGAGCAAGGTGGCGAAACTTACACGCACCAAAAATATGAATTCAATGGACTTGTCGTTGGATCAACTGTGCAAGAGGCAGTTAATAATGTTTTAGCCAACGGGCGAGCGCAATTGCTTATGTTACAGAACGGCAAGTTTGGTGTCTTGATTGATCGACCTAAAACAATACCTAAACAATTAATAACACCGGCGAACAGTTGGGGTTTTAAAGGGTCAAGAAGTTTCCCTTATTATCCAGACGCCTTAAGAGTGGAATATGTAGACCCTGAACTTAATTGGGCAACCACAGAAGTCACAGTTTATTCAGACGGGTTTGATGAAAGCAACGCACAAAGATTTGAGACATTAAAAACAACCGGCATTATTAATTACGATCAAGCGTATAGATATGCGCGTTACATGATGGCGCAAGCAAGGTATCGATCTGAAATATTTAGTGTCAACATGGATATTGAAAACCTATCTATGGTCAGAGGTGACCTTGTATTGGTTCAGCATGATGTGCCTAAACTTGGTGGTCCGAGCTTAAGAGTGGTTGAAATTTCTGGCACAACTTTAAAATTTAATCAGCGCATTGAAATCCCTGTTGACGCAAGCTATACAGTAAGAACATTAGACGGCGATGTTAAATCAGGGAAAGTGGTCAGTCAGATTGACCCAACAACAGTTGAGATTGAAACGGCAGACTCATCAATCACACCAGACGCATTGCTTTCGATTGGTGAAACAAACAAAGTGACCTCACCTTACCTTGTTTTAGCAGTTAATCCATCACCGGATTTAACGGCGACCATTGATCTAGCCCCTTATAGTGCGGAAGTTTATGAGGAAGGCGCTTTGCCTATCTGGAATCCAAACTTCAGTGGTGACCTTATATCATCACCAACAGTGGGAGTTGAAAACATCACTGTGGTTCAGGCAATTACTTATGTGGATAGACAACCGCAAGTGGATATGGGTATTAAGTGGGATATTACAGGCAACATTAATATGCTCAAAAGAGTTGATGTTTATTATCTTATTGAAGGGCAAGAAGGTGAATATTGTGGTTCATCAGATGGTGAAGGACTTATTTGGAAAATTTCACCGATCAGAAAAAAAGAATTATTAAATCAACCATCAGGTAAGTTTGTGGCGACCCCATTTTCAAAAATAGACCTTCAAGGTTTGAACGCAGAGTTTATTTATGCTATTAAAGGCGACGAAACACCGCCATTGCCGGTCGAGGGATTTGGCGTTAATATTTTAAGCAACTCACTCGTTGACATATTCTGGACAAAAACAAGAGATGTTGACATTGCAACTTATGAGATCAGGTTTACACCTAAAACAAAAAACCCGCAATGGAATGCGGCTTCACATTTAGCCACAGTTGATTGGGGAACTAACAGAACCTCTGCGGGCGCAAGAACAGGATCATATGGCATTATAGTTAAAGACACTTCTGCAAATAAGTC